AAACTTGATGTACTGGCAGCAACGCCATACCCTATTGGTTCGCCATCGGTAAAACTAAAGTCGAGCCTTTCAAAGTATCGCTGACACTTTTCCAACGTCACACTAAACGGCTCATGCTCAAAGTCAGTGGCAACCGTGCCTAGTTCTAATTGAACTCCTGCCAACTCAACATTGTTAGATGTGTTGTCGAGCAAATTTTGTTGATTACTAGTTGCAAATTTACCTCCAGAAGTCCACGCATCTGCTGATCCTGCTTCGCCCGAGCCACAAATTAAAGGCCAATCAATGCGAATGCCAGCTCCATTATTTGTGTCAATAGTACCACCCGTATCGCCCGGAAATGTTATAGCAAAGTATTCATAGGTATCAGCAGATGCAATGGTAAATTCTTTAATAAAAAATCGTCCGTCATCTTCTTGGTAAATAGATACACAATGCGTGCCTGATTTGGGACTTTTCATCCAAAAAGATACAGTTACAGATTTTGCTGTTGCAACTCCCCACTGTAGCTGTTGAAGATTTTGCGCTTCGACAGAAGTTCTAAGCGACATAATATCACCACTTGCCACGCTGCTATCGGCAGTAGTTACGTCAATTTTTACAGCTTTGGCGTGGCCTGTTGCAGCAAGAGGACCAGCTACTTGACTTCCTGTTACTCGACCGGCAGTTCCTGAAGCTATTATATGCCACATATCAACTTGAGTGTAGCCACTAGCAGCACCCATACCTGTTACCGCAGCACTTCGTTGAGCTACTTCGTGACTGCCATTAATAAGTATGTTTTTACCAATAAGTGCAGAACTAGCGGCAAGCTTTGCCGTAGTAACATTACCGGCTGTAATCTTTGCCGTAGTAACAGCATTCGTTGCAAGATCAGCAGTATCAACAGTACCATCTTCAATCTGTGCGCTAGACAATGGCGCTCTTGCTGGTGTTGACCCAAGATACGCCATTAGGTAATCTCCATAACCGACAGGATAATATCCGTAGCCGCACTCCCAGTTAGGCTCAAGGTATCGGTAGTTTCCATAACTACTTTGTTACCTGCTAACAGTTCAAGAGAACTGCCTACTGGTAGTGGAGCATTGGTAACTAACTCAACCGTTTGGTTAGCTTCGTTGTTAGCTCCTGATCTGTTTGCTGTATCAGATGTAAGAGTAACCGTTGCAGTAGTAGCACCTGCTGTAGTGTTCCCTAGCATGATGCCCAGAAGAACTGTAGTCGTACTCCCTGCAACAGTGTAGATTACATCTGCTGATGTTACTCCTGCTTTGGTTATAACTTTAAAAGTATTAGCCATTTTTCATTCCTCTGTTTTGTTAACCTAAAGCAATCGCAAGAGCAGTTGCCGAACCATCAGTAATTTCTGTAAGAACACTTACATCCACACGTTTAAGAGTTCCAGCATCACTCACTAGTATTTCATCTGTAGTTGCCAAACCAGAAGCTAGTGCGGTTTGACCTGAGATAATGTTGTTGTTAAGCATTCCGCTTTCAATAGCAGTACTTGCAATGGTTATTGCACCAGCCGCTGAAATGCCAACATCACCACTTACTGCAACAGGATTGTAGTTAGTACCATCAGCAACCAGAATGTGGCCACTGGTATTCGTACCCATTGTTATGTCGTCGCCACTAACTGTTAGATCGCCTGAGATTGTAAGACCAGTAAGAGTACCAACACTTGTAATGGCAGTCTGAGCAGCGCCTGTAACAGTAGCGGCTGTACCACTTGCGTTGCCCGTGACGTTACCAGTTAAAGCACCAACAAATCCTGTAGCAGTTACAACACCAGTACTAGGGTTGTAAGTTAGTGTTCCATCTGACTCTAGCCCTAGGTTACCACCGTCTACATCTCCACCAGCAGTAAAGATAAGAGCATTACTTTCGTTTGTGGATTCGTTGTCAGTAATAGTAACGGTGGTTGCAACTGTCGCAACATCTGCTGTACCTGTTACATCACCTGTAACATCGCCGGTTAAAGCACCAATAAAGCCTGTAGCTGTTATCTTACCTGTGCTGGGATTATAAGTCAATGTTCCGTCTGACTCTAGTCCTAGATTGCCACCGTCTACATCCCCACCAGCAGTGAAGATAATAGCATTGCTCTCATTGGTTGATTCGTTGTCTGTGATAGTAACAGTAGTTGCAACCGTAGCTACATCGGATGTACCTGTAACATCACCTGTAACATCACCAGTCAACGCACCAATAAAGCCTGTGGCCGTTATCTTACCTGTGCTGGGGTTGTAGGTTAGGGTGCCATCTGACTCTAAACCTATATTGCCACCATCAACATCACCGCCAGCGGTAAAGATAATAGCGTTACTTTCATTTGTAGATTCATTATCAGTGATAGTAACAGTAGTTGCAACTGTAGCCACATCGGCTGTGCCTGTTATATCACCTGTAACATCTCCAACAAATGCTGTGGAAGTAATCGAAGTTGCCCCAGTAACAACGCCAGCATCTATGCTAATAGTTCCATCTAATAGAATTGCTGAACCAGTAGCAGGCTCAATATTAATTGCTGCTCCAGAGTCTAAAGTTAGGACACCTACTGAGTTAACGTCTACAGTACCATCTGAATCAATAACAATGTTACCACCAGCATCAAGAGTAAGTACAGCAGAAGAGGAGATAGTTAAGTCACTACCATCGCCCTCAATCTTTTCTCCAGCATCACCAAATGTAATGCCTACATCAGCAGGAATAACAACGTCAGCTACAGCAGTAAGATTAATGTTGTTACCAGCAATTGTAAGATCAGTTCCATCGCCCTCAATCTTTTCGCCATCATTACCAAAGGTTAGCCCAATGCTTGCAGGAATGTTGATGTCTGCGCCAGATACAAGATTTAAATCTGTACCGTCGCCATGAATGTACTCACCACCCTCGTCATTAAAGTACAGTCGCTTTGTACTATCTATAACAATGTCATCACTAAACTTAAAGTGATCTTCGTCTTCCATCCAAGTAAGCACACCATCAGTTGTCTCACCATCAAAGGTTACAACAATGTCCGCACCAGCAGAGCCATCACCAATGGTAATTGCTGTACCCAGTAGCTTAGTTACATCACCGCCTTCAGCAGTAGTGCCATCATGGCTATGCCCAGTTGATGCTGTGAATGAACTAACAATGTCGTTAAATTCATTATTAAAATCAGCAGCCTCGATAACCTCGCCTGTGGCTATCTCAGTTGTACTGCGCCTTACGTAACCTGTACCCATTATCGTCTTCCTCCGGGTGTAAATTCAAACTGGTAAGAGTTTAGTGTAAAGGGTCTATTTGAACTGTTATGATTAATCTTTACTGCAATAAGAAAACCAGAACCTTCGATTGATTGTCTAAAGACAGGAGTACCGCTAGAACCGTAAACAGCATTGGCATATAAAGAAGCAGTAGCACCATACACAGCAGTTCCACCGGGGGATGTAATGTCTAGGTGGTCCGGTTGTGGAACATTAATAGAATCTGAGTCATACCTAATTCTTAACTCAGCAGCAATCGTGCCTTCTACTGCATAGTTAAGGATAACTCGTTGCATTAACTTTCTAATGCCTGAATCACCCAAGGATAAATCCGGTGAGCGATAGAGAGCAACAATGTTTTCCCCATCAAAAGTAAATACAGTGTCACTTTCTTGCTGTCTTACATAACCATCAAAGCCACCTTCAATAACGTACTCAACGCCGCTAATAAAAGCAGAGTCCATTGAAGAAGGTTTAATTCCTTTTATATCTGCCCATTCAAAACCAACGCCGCCTTGTGGTGTTCGTTTAAGAGTACCTAATATTCCTCGAACAAAGGGTGTGCTTTCAGAAGCAGACGAAGGATAAAAAATACGATACTGACTTTTACCACGAATAACAGCGGAAGTTATATTAGCTCTGTTAGCAACAACATCTTGAATACGGCCTTGAATAGGCTTAGAAATTGTACCTAACTCTACGTCACCAATCTTTTCAGTACCAGCAACTGTTCTGAGTCCATCAAGAGACAGGAAAATAAGATCGCCGCCAAGTTCTTGAATAGAAAACCCATCGGCACAACCAAGTGTTCTAGTGACAGGCTGTACTTGAAAGTCTGCAATGCTACTTCCAGCAAGTCTGTAAATTTTATCAAGTCCAAAGATGTACAGAACATCGCGAAACACTTTTAATGCTACAACACTGGTATCTACTCTGATTGATCCAGCACCACTAGCAGGAGTAAAGTCTGTTTCAGCAAAGGGCGCGCTAAATGTAATTTCTTGTGGGTTAGTAGACATTCCCGCATAAAATATGTGATCTCTAAACACTGCAACAGAAGCAGGATTAGCAGGTGCTCCAGTAGTGCTAATTAATGTGTAGGTACTTCCATCGTATGTTGCAGCTTGATTAACATCATCAACCATAATAAGCTTGTTAGTGTTATTAAAGTTAAACGTGTCAAACTTGTAGCGACCCGCAGAAGTACGTGTACCTATAGTAGACCAGCCGCTTCCAGTGCTAAACCTTACTAGATTTCCTGCTGCTGCAACAACACCATTGTTAAATATATTAGTTCCAAGAACAGCGTTACTACCGTTGACTTGATTGCTATCCCACTTAGTTGTACCACTTAGCCGACGATACCCACCAGTAATGGCTGGTTCAAAGTTTTGTAGTTCTATCGCTGAACCGGGAGGAATACTAAAGTCATCTTGGTCAAGAATAAGTCCGCCACCAAGAGGGACAGTTACTGGGGAAATTAATGATGTGTCTGGCATAGCTACCCCTGCGGCCTTAGTAATTCTTCAACAAACACCGAAACTACTGCGTCGTTGGCTGCACCAGCCTGTGCTTTTAGTATGTCACCTGACTCTAGTACAATCTGCGCGTCGTTAAATCTAAGGTGACTATCAGCAGCAATGCTGTTTGTGCTTAGAAGAGAGTACGTTGCACTGGCTGAAGTGTCCGTCCAACTAAGCGTAATATCTACTGCCGCAGAGCCATCAACATTAGTAATAAAAATTTCACGTATGATAGCGGTAAAATTAGTAGGGCAAGTATAAACTACTGTTAAACCTGTGCTGGATAAAGCAACACCGACATTTTTAAAACGTCCCATTATTAAACAGCCCTAAAGTAATCTTTTTTGTTTACCAGTTCAATTCTCATTTTTTTGAGGTGGTCCCCAAATTCTGCCAAAGAAGCTTGGGCTGTTGCCGTGTCAGATCGAAGGATTGCCGCATAGTAGCGGGCCTTAGCAATAACTGCATGTTCATACCGAGCAGGAACATCAGAGGTGTCTGTATCGCTGGACAACGCAGTTGTTGTCTTCCAGTATTCATAGCCAATGGTGTAGGTGCTTTTGTCGGGAACAGGAGACAGCCCAAACTTTTGATCCTGCGTTCTGTAAACACAGTTTGGCTCTGCAAGGCGACTGATGTCGGTACTACGGTCCCGCTCTTTTAAAGTCCGTTGGAAGTCATCGTATGAGAGGTACTTTAGTTTCTTTGGGTGGAAATCTTCAGCTACAACAACGTTATCAATGTCTACTTGAGTATCTACCGATTGGCTAAAAGAAATATATGTAGTGGTGCCGGTAGCACTAAAAGTAAAGCTTACGTACTTAAAATCACCAATATCATCTACACTAATGACGTTAGTAGATATCTGTGTTCCGTTTGCAGAGGTTCCTAGGTTAAGTGTCAAGTCTCCACCGGAAGGATAGGTGACCCCAAAAGAAACTCTGTACTGTTTGTTTTTTGTGGTAGTCAAGGCTTGGTAGGCAATTGCAGTACCACTGCTACCTGCTGTTAGCCTCAATGCGCCAGTCCTTGACGCTGGGGGCTGTGGCCCTGTGCTGTTAAAGCCTATCTCACCTGTGCCAGAAGAACCACTTGTCCAACCTGTTATGTTGCTGTCAAAGGTTCCATTCGTTACAAGATTCTTAGGGAAAAGCATAAAGCTATCAAAGTCTACATAGCTATGGTCGGATGGCAAGGCGTACTCAGCAACACTAGCGTATGTGTCCTGTTCCTTGTCGCTGTGCAGGAACGGCCATTCTACTTCAGAGTTGGCAATGTCGTTAATGGCCCGATTAACGCTATTCTTTACTACGGTCTGGATACCACGGGAAGACGACAACGCAGACAGAGTAGTCTCGTTGATATCTTCAAGAACTCGATTAGTGTACTGTAGGTAGGTCAGCGTTCCCATGAAAAATCTTCCCTATACTTTTCTGTGTTTTTTACTTGCTGTTCTTGCTGCTTTTGGTTGCGGCACGTACTGTTTACCGGCTTTCGTTCCCTTTTTCTTAGCTGCATTTGTTGCAGCAAGGGTGCTTTTTGGCATTGTTTTAATTGCATTGGCAGGAAGATATCTTTCGCCAGTTGCCTTTGGGCCTTGTGTAGAGGGCTTACCTGACGCTGTGCGCCATTTCTGCTTGCCCCACGACGCTAAAGATTTTTGTGGTTTTTTAAGAGCCATTACTTTTTGCCTCTAGAAATAAACGCTGCTGCACCAAAGTAGGCTGACACAACACCAGCCATACCAAGGTAGAATAGGCTAAACAAATCAGCTAGAGCATTGATCCGGCTATCAGGAAAAATAGGCAGAAATACAAGAGCAGTAAAAATAAGCATTGATAACATTGCAATCCATGCCATACGTCGTTGGGCATCTTGCTTTTCGTGTTTATCTAGTGCTTCTACTGCTGCCAACTCTGTATCGCTGACAATACCGTCGCCATCTAAGTCTAATGGATTGTATTTACTATCTGCCTGAAGCTTTTTTTGTTTAGCCATAGTCTCTACTTCTTTTTAATGCCTTTCATGGTCATGCCACCACCACGTTGCTTGACGCGCTTGCCCATCTTGCCGCCGCCCATAGCCTTGACGCGCTTGCCCATCTTGCCGCCGCCCATAGCCTTGACGCGCTTGCCCATCTTGCCGCCGCCCATAGCTTTAATTCTTTTCTTTTTGCCAACCATTGTGTAGTCTCCTGTAAGATTGCCGTTTTAAAACTGTGTCTTGGTAGTATTCTTCTTCCCAGCCTTCATAGTAACCCTGCTTTGCAAGATGTTCTGAAGCCTCTTCTAGTTCACTGTATGGTTGAATAAGAACCATATAGAACTCATTTTCATACACGTAATCGTCTTCTAAAAGCTCAACTTCTTCGCTATCATCAAACGGATGGAATGCCATTAGGTATCTATCGTCTGGTACAAAGATGTGATTGAGTGCGTCCACATAACAGCCCAACTCGTAGGCTTGCAAATCAAAGTCATCACTAGCAATAATAATAAGTTTTTTGTGCTGTTCTTTGATTGTTCTTGCTTGCTGTATAACAATGTCAAGAAAGTCTTTTGCGTCTGCAACTTCGACTACTTTAACTTGATTCTTCAGTCTAGCTTGTTTTGCGTAAGGGCAGAGCGGCCAACCGCCTAGTGCTTTGTTATCTGCTTCTACAAACTGTTCTGACCATGTAAAGATATCTTCAGTAATAGTTTTCATTAAAATCTAAATATAAGATACAAAATAAAAAGCCCATCCCGAATGTCAACATCTAATGTCAAGGGTTTGTGCATCAGTCTTTGTATCCTCCACCGGCTGCTTTGTATTGTTTTGCCAACATCTGGGCTTTTCTTGCTGACCATTGCCCCGGCTTGCCACCTTTTCCACCCGCCTTGATTTTGTTAAATAAGCGTTTACGTAAAGCTGGCTTAGTGTAGTTTCCAGCCTCATTTACTTTGCTCTTTGACTTTGGTTTCTTTGCACGGGATTTTGACGATGTAGCCATACTTATCTATTCCTACAGAGTAACACTTTATTGTACGTTTCTTATTGAAATCATGTGGATGCACTACATAAACATACAAATCTTTATGCGTAGTAAGTGGGTGCGCCGGTCTAAGGCGGGGTACAGGTATTCTAGAGGGTTTAGCTCTAGGGATTGGAGGTTTAGGTGCTGTGTATCCTGCGTACCTGTTAAACAGTTCTAAATCTAAAATTCTTACGTACTGTTTTATTGCTTGATCTTGATCGTGGGCTGTAGCAGTGCCCATAAACACAAAAACGCTAAGAGCGCCGCTTAACGCCCTTAACGTGTTTTTGAGATTTAGGAGGAGATTTTGTTGAGCCACCGTCACCAGACCAAAATAGTTTGTTAGCCCAGTATGCAGCAGAAGTCTTGCCCTTTGCAATGTTTTTACCATGTCTAGCCTTAAAAGATTTACGGGCTTCAGCCGAGTAGTTGTGACCCATCTTTTGATCACCAAAGCGAATAATCCTAATGCTACCACCATCGCGTATAGCCACAATACCCTTTTTAGTAGGGTGATCGGGAGTTCGCTTTGGTTTATTAAGACCAGTAAGCCCGTAGCTCTTGAGCTTTTTTTGTTCTGATTCGCTAAGTGACAATGTTAAATACCTTTGGTTTAAGTTATTTAAGTGTTAAGGGTGTTTCCCCCTGCGGGGCAAAACACTTATAGCATACCTTAATATAAAAGTCAAGCAGTTTTTTACTTTGACCATTCTTTTCTGATGTATTTTTGCAACACTACGCTTTTGATAAGTAAGTTTTTATTAATTTCTTTTGCGTCTTCTTTAACTAAGCTTTTACTTATCTGCACAATATCATTGGCTTGTTTGAGCATGTACGAGTGTTCAAAGCTAACATTAGAAGAAAACCAACCTATAATGTTTTGTCGTGTTCCTTTGGTTATTTCATTTACACCATGAGGATACATAACAGGAAACACTGCAATCTCACCCGCCTGTAGCTTGTAGGCTACCTGACCCGCTTCTCCATCAATAACAAGCTCTCCACCTTCGTAGTCGCTGTCAAGTGAGATTGAAAACCCGTAGTCGTACCAGCCGTTATCAGTAGGGTTTTCAAAAGGGTCTACATGAAAGCCGTAAAAGTCGCCAACAGAATATTTATTAGCAGCGTACCAGTTAACTATATTAGGATTGTAAATGTTACTTATTGTTGTGTTAGCTAAAAAAAGAGTAGAAAGAAACTTTTTAAGTTTACCCGATATAGTAGTTTCTGCATTTTCTTTTACATTGTAAAGCTTACTTATGTTTTGAGTTTTTTTACCATCTACATAAGAAACAGTCTCAAGTTGTTTTTTGCAGAAATCAACACTTTCGTCAGTTAACAATCTAAAGTGCATGTCACTTACCCCATAACTTTTTGAGGTACATCTGGACTAGTGTAGACTTAACAAACAACTCTTGGTCTTTTTGCATGAGTCCGATATTTACTTCATACAAATTCTTTAGTATGAAAGACTGCTCGTAAGTAACATTAGAGGAAAACCAACCGATGATGTTTCTTCGTGTGCCGCTTGTAACCTTCTGTACCCCGTGAGGATATATGATAGGGAAGACAGCAATCTCACCGGCAAGGAGTTTATGTGCAATTGGCCCTACATCTGTGTGTAGTAAAAACTCTCCACCTTCGTAGTCACTTGTTAGAGAAATAGAAAAACCGTAATCAAAAAAAACATTGTTAGATTTTGGTGTTGCTTTAAAGGAATCTACGTGGGTGTCGTAGTAGTCCCCTTCCTTGTACTTGTTGTAGAAATTTACTGAAACTCTATTAGGACAGTAAACAGAATCTATAAAGGCATTGTTGTATAGTAGGCTAACTAAATACTTTTTAATGTCTTCAGGAACAGCAGAGGTTTGCTCGTTCTGTTTTACTTTGTAGTGTTTGCTTAGAGGTTGAGTAAGGTTTCCGTTATCGTAGTCTTTATCTTTAAATGTAACATTGCACTTTTTTAGCGCATCTTCGTCTAGTACTTTTAGAAAAAACATATATACCCCATAAATTGAACATAGCAAAAAGGGACAGGGTTTTTATACGGAACCCTGCAAAACCTTTAGTTAGATTAAGTGCCCGTTGCAACCGTCGCAAGAGCATTAATCGGGTTCTTTGAAATGTCCACAAGAACAACGTGAGCGCGGAAGCGCCAAGCAGTCGTCTTTGCGGATGCCGCGTCAATCACAAGAAGATCAAGTGTATCAGCAGCAGTAGAGATATTGCCAGCACCAGCAGCCTTCAGCGTAAACTGAACACCAGCAGCAGCGTTAGACACGCCACCGTCAACTAGTGAATCAACGTCACCACCAGTAAAGCCCACATCAAACGTAATCTGTGCATTACCAGAAGCTTCAAGAGTTTCAATACACCCACCGATAATCATCGAATCGGCAGGGATATCAAGAAGCTGAACAACATCGCCCTGTTCAAGGTCAGTGTTGTCAACCGCGTCAATAACCTGTGAGGTGATGACATAGGGTTTAGCAGCATTGGATGGATGTCCAACCGTGCCGCCCGTACTAGAAGTGTAATTATAAGTAGCCATTTTCTATGCCCTCCTTTAACTGTCTAGATCGGTTACACCGACGAGCGCGCCAGTAAAACCATCGCCAGAACCACGGAGAACCTTACGTCCGAAAACGTGAAGGCCACGAACAATATCAGCAAAGCTGTTCGGGTCACGAACAACTTCCGTCTTGGCAATTGCCGAAGCAGTTGCACAAGCACTCATGTGCCCAGCAAGAGCAAACGACTCACCACTGGTGGCAACAGGACCAAACGTGGCCGTAGCTGTCGTACCAAGTGAACCAACAACCATTGCGTTGGACTGATAAAGCGTGAAGCCATGAACCTTACGATTGGTAACTTGACCATTCAGAAGAGGACTCATTGACTCGCCCGTAACACTCGCATCCATCAACTTGGAATCAGCCTGACGAAGAATTTCGTAGAATTGCGGCGGAGCCACAAACCAACGATTCTCTTCAGGAACATCTTCCTCGTCAAGAAGGCGAGCAAATTTAGCAATATAGTTGGCAAGTTCATCACCAGTATTGCCTGAAATAGCAGAACCAGCAGCACCAAGGCCAGTACCGGCAGTTGCGTTGTCAGCAATATTCTTTAGAATATTAAAATCATATTGCTTTTTAAGCGCGTATGCACCCGAAGAGGTAGCAAGCGCCTCAAAATTAACGTGACTCTGACGCTCTTCAATGTCGTCAACCTTAAAGGCAAAGTAGTTGCCCTGATCGACCGTGAGAGTGATCTCAGCGTCCGTAAGGTCTTGCGCGTTAACCGTAGAACCGCGAGTATAAGGGGAGACCGAAATCGTCGGTTCCTTAATAATCTTCACGGTGTCGCCATAGTTCTCAATTTCTCCCGCGTAGTCGGTGTTAGTGATTGCTTCTGCAACCGATGCACGACGGAAGTATTTTAGAACCTTTTGGCTATAAATAGCAGGTACGAAATTACCGTTAGGTAGATTTTCGTAACCGGCTGCTCCAGCATAAGCCATAGTTATCTCCTAAAATGTTATGTTAAGTTAAGGTCTAATTCTTCCTTCTCGACTGGCTTGGTCTAGTTCTTTTTCTAATTTTGAGAACTGTTCTGGGCGCATTCGAGAGATTTCATCAGAAGTCCAAATCCTTTTGTCTCCTTGCGGGTCTGCAATTTCACGGGTGCCGGAAGAAGTCCGTACCTGTTTAGCCGCAGAACTACTGTTTGACTTTTTAGATTTGGTTTTAATACCCTTATCCGCTTTATAAAGGTCTAGTGTACGAGCGGCCCATTTAACGTCTGTTGCGTTTGTTGTTACGCCGTTAGAAATGCTTTCGGGTTGTTCTCCCAACCAATCAATAAAGTCCTGACTGTCTTTAAGTTCAACAAAATCAGGGTGAATGGATAGAAGTTCTTTCTGAGCATTCCCACGTTCCAGATCACGTTCACGATCACGGAGGATTTCAAGATGTTCCTCAATGTCGCTTACACGAGAATCTGCTTGCATGTGTGCAACAGTCTCCACAATTCCAAAGATGTCAGGGTATTCCTCTTTAAACTTCTGAAGGTCTTCCTGACTTTTTGGCAACTTGATGTTTTCTTTTTTTGTTTGTTTACTAGAAACAAGCAAGTCTTCTTTTTCTTGTCGCCAATCCGATAACTTCTGATCGTAGTGTTTCTTGAGATCATCGTATCGTTTTTTAAAATTGTGATTACCGTTCTCTGTCCCTCCTACTTTTGATTTGCCGTCCGGGGTGGCCGATGCCTCGGTGTCCGTAGGTTCGTCAGGTTCGTCAAGACGAGTTCGGTAGTTATTTTGGTATGGGGTAGGTTCGCCTAGTTCCTTGTTTGTGTCAGGGGTATCAATCATAGTCACCTCCATGCGGGGCCATAATCTCTATGGGTAGCCACGGTTGGTCTTCAAATGACAGGGCCAGAACGTTATGTTCTAGGTGGCTGTCGGAATTAAATGTTTCGTTGGGTAGCTAGTGGGTTAAAATCCGGCGTTAAAAATCCTGTGTACGCTTCGCTGCCTTCTTGTTCTTTAAGATTTGGTATGGCGCGAGTTTGCCTAGAAGGATTTTTGTCAGGGTTTTTTGACATTGTTTTGTCCATATTAGTGTCTGCTTCAGCCATTCTTTCAGAACCGGGCATGTTGTTAAAATTTTCTTTAAAGTCTAAGTGTAATGACTCACGTTCTGTTATGCCTTCGTTAGCTTTTCCTTCGTAAAAAGCAGTTAGTTGATCTACTAAATTTTTTCTTTCTTTAGCAGAGGTTTCTTTTGTAAAGCCGCCTACACTTTCAGTACCTGCTGTAATTTCATAAGTCATATTTTTAATAAGACTATCAAATTCTGCTTGGTAATTTTCATCAAGTTTTTTGTTTCC